TACTTATCAAGTATAATGGAATATAATAATTATAGATCAGCAGCTAATACATCAACAGAGATGTCAGCTCAAATGTTCTTAAAAAAATTTTCACAATCAAGTGCATTAAAAGAAGTTTGGAGATCAAAGTTTGAAGAAGCATATGAATATACTATGCCAGGTAGAGAATCATTTTATGAAGAATCACCAGGTCAAAAAAGAACAGATAGAATATTTGATGAAACAGCAGTAGTAGGTATACAAGAATTTGCTAGTAGGTTACAAGCTGGTATTACACCTACATTTGGTAGATGGGTAAATTTAAAGTCTGGAATAGAAATACCAGCAAATGTAGCTCCACAGATAGATGAACAACTAGATTCTATTACACAATATATATTTGAAGTTTTACATAACTCAAACTTTAATCAAGAAGTACATGAAGCATTTATGGACTGTGCTATTGGTACAGGATGTCTGTTAGTAAATGAAGGTACAGCTTCTGAACCTATAGTATTTAATGCAATACCATTACCTCATGTAACTTTAAATAGTGGACCTAATAATAAAATAGATTGTATTTACAGAAAAAGACAAATTAGATTAGGAGATATTAAAGTGTTATATCCTAATGCAGATCTTAATGAAATAATTTTAAATCATTTAACAAACGATCCTGACCAAAAAATAAATGTAATAGAAGGAACTATGAGAAACTACTCAGATCCTAATAAAGAAGTTTATGATTATATAGTTTGTATTTCTGAATATGAATCAATAATAATGCAAGAACAATACAAAGGTGCTGGATCAAATCCATTTATTACATTTAGATGGAACAAAGCAAGTGGAGAAGTATATGGTCGTGGTCCTGTATTTAATGCTATGTCTGCAATCAAAACAACAAACTTAACTGTAGAACTTATATTAGAAAATGCACAGATGAATATATCTGGTATTTATCAGTTAGAAGATGATGGTGTAATTAATACAGATAATATTGCATTAGTGCCTGGCACTATTATTCCTGTTGCTCCAGGATCAAGAGGTTTACAACCTATACAGGGTGCTGGTAGATTTGATGTAGCACAATTAGTATTAGAAGATATGAGAAACAATATTAGAAAAGCATTATATATGGATACACTTGGTCCAACTAGAGGTACACCTATGTCAGCTACAGAGGTTGCAGAAAGAATGGCAGATCTTTCTAGGCAGATAGGATCATCATTTGGTAGACTACAATCAGAGTTTATACAACCATTGATTAAAAGAGTAATATATATTTTAAAAAAACAAGGCAGAATACAAATACCTAGTATAGACAATAAAGAAATAAAGATTATTCCAGAATCACCACTATCAAGGGCGCAGAATGAACAAGATATTGCTGATGTAAATAGATTTAATGCTACTTTAGGTCAAACATTTGGACCAGAAGTGCTAAACTTAATAGTAAAACAAGAAGAAGTAGCTAGATATTTAGCTGAAAAAATGAATTTACCAGAAAAAATAATTCGTGATGCAGCTGAACAACAACAAGTAATGCAACAGATGGCACAACTACAACAAATGCAACAAATGCAAGGAGGACAAGGTGGCTTGGGAGCAGATACGCAACAAACCTGAGGGTTTTTATCATTCTATAGATGGATTTACTAGATCTAAAGCAGCAGAAATAGAATTAAATGCTGATATTGCTGCACTTTTTAAAACAGAGTTAGGAAAAAAGGTTTTAAATTACTTAAAATCTATTACAGTAGATGCTGTAGCTGGTAGAGATATTACAAATGACCAGCTTAGACACTTAGAAGGAATGAGATATTTATATTTTATTTTAAAAAAAAGAATAGACACACATAAGGAGAGTTAATGTCAGAAGAAACAACACAAAGTGAAACACAAGAACCAGTACAAGCTACAGAAAATACAGAAACATCTGTAGATAGACCTGAATATGTACCTGAAAAGTTTTGGGATACAGATAGAAATGAAATTAAAGTAGAAGAATTATCTGCATCATACAATTCTCTTGAAAAAAAGTTAGGCATGAGAACAGATGAGCTTTCTAAACAAATACGAACAGACATGTATGAAATAGTTATGCCAGAGATACCAAAAGAAATAAATGTAGAAGTTAATGAAGAACAAGAACTTTTAAAAGAATGGTCTAATATTTGTAGAGAAAATCATTTATCACAAGATGTATTTAATAGAGGTGTTAATGCTTTTGTAAATAATGAAATAGCTGGACTACCAGATTTGAAAGCTGAAATGGAAATACTCGGCGATAATGCTAAGTCTAGATTAGAAGCAGCAGAGTTATGGACTAAGAAATATTTATCTAATGAAGCATATGATACTATGAGCAAGTTAGCATCTACGGCAGATGGAGTAAAAGCTATAGAAGAAATAATGAATATTACAAAAAGCAAACCCTTACCCAATGCTAATACAGTTGTAGATGCAGAGTTAGATGAAACAGATTTAAGATCTATGATGAATGATCCTAGATACTATGATCCTTCAAAAAGAGATGAAGCATATTATAACAAAGTAACTAAGCTATACGAAAAAAAGTATGGCTAAAAATAAAGATTTTCCTTTTAAAAAGTATATTTTTAAATGGGAAGATCCTACTGGTCATAGTGAATGGATGTCAAAAAATGACATGGATACAGTAAAACCAGCTATAATTACTACTGAAGCGTATCTTTATTCTAAAAATAAAAGCTATGTTAAGACATTTTCATCATATATAGAAGAATCTGATGGCTCATATACTTTTGGAGATGTCAATGTTTTTATTGCTTCTGGTCTTGTAAAGATGACAAAAATATAATATATCTCAGATAACAAGCCGAAATAAACTGGAAGATGCCCAGTTGGACAACATAACAAAGTTTATAACGACAACTTGGATTTAGAACAATACGAAAGGATAAACAATGACAGCGACTATAGATCAAGCCTTTATAAAGCAGTTCGAAGCAGAAGTGCATATGGCTTATCAACGAATGGGCAGTAAGCTCAAGAACATGGTCCGTAATGTCAGTAATGTAAAAGGAAGTACTGTTCAGTTTCAAAAAGTAGCAAAAGGTTCTGCTTCAACTAAAGCAAGACACGCTGAGGTTGTCGCTATGAACTCTGTACACTCTAATGTAACTGCAACATTAAACGACTTTTATGCTGCTGATTATGTGGATCGTTTAGACGAACTAAAAGTAAACATTGATGAGAGAAACATTGTTGCACAAAATGCAGCATATGCTCTTGGTAGAAAAACCGATTCTATCATCACTGATACATTTGATGCTAACGCAACTGCATTAGCACATAACTCAGCTGGATCAACAACTGGTATGAACTTAGACAAAGCACAGAATGTGTTTGAGATCTTCCAAGAAAATGATGTTCCAGATGATGGTCAAAGGTATTGGATTGTTGGTGGAAAACAATGGTCAGACCTTCTAGACATAGATCAGTTTTCAAGAGCTGAATATGTTGGTGAAGCAGACTTACCATTTGGCGGCACATTAACTGCCAAAAGATGGATTACTTTCATGTGGATGGCATTTAGTGGCTTACACAAGGATGGATCAAACGATAGATTCACACTTGCTTTCCATAAATCATCTCTAGGATTAGGTGTAGGTTCTGATGTAAGAACAGAAGTAAACTACATACCTGAAAAGGTAGCACACCTAACAACATCATATATGTCAATGGGTGCAGTACTTATTGATGGTGATGGTGTAAGAATCCAGAAATGTAGGGAGGCATAATCATGGCATACGAAACAACTAATCCTGTGAAAAAGATATCCCAAATGGGAGATTCTAATTCACTTTGGTATTATACTGATGGTGATGCTATTGGTACTATTGATGACAATGAATACTTTTTAGCATCTACTGGTGACCTTAATGCTGGTGATGTAATCATTGTTAATAGTGGTGGCTCAAACGCAGTTGTAGATATTTTAATTGTAACTACAGCTAGTGCTACACAAGTAAGAACTGCCTTATTATCATAATGTGAATGGGGGGTTTTATACCCCCCTCTCTATAAATGGCAGATACCAAAGTAGATATATGTGCAAGAGCTATCATAATGATCGGAGCTTCTCCGATATCATCTTTTGATGATGGTTCTACAGAAGCCTTAGTAGCTTCTAATATGTATGAAAACATATTGAAGTCTTGTTTATCAAGACACAGATGGAAGTTTGCCACAGAACAAAAACAACTTTCTTTATTAGCTGATGCACCAACTGGACGATATGAGTTTGCTTATCAGCTACCAGCAAGTCCTGAACTATTAGTTTTAAATACAGTTACTGTAAATGATAACCCAATATCATATGCTAGGTATGGTGATAAAATATTTGTAAATAATTATGGATCTACCAATACATTAATAGCAGATTATATATTTAGACAAGTAGAAGCAGAGTTTCCTGAATATTTTAAATTAGCATTACAATATAAACTTGCATCTATCTTTGCTGGATCTGTAGCTAGAGATTCAGCTATGATACAACAGTTTGAAACACTTGGTGAAAATCAAATGAGAATAGCTAAGAATATAGATAGTCAAGAAGTAACAAATAGCATACTAAATACAAAAAGGTTTATACAAGATAGATTGACTACTGGAGGATACTAATGGCTAGTGTTCTTAGAACTGTATACACCAACTTTTCAGCTGGTGAAATAAATCCACTATTAGCAAATAGAACAGATGCACAAGCATATTTTAATGGTGCAAAAACATTAAGAAACTGGTATTTGCTAGATGAAGGTGGATTGATGCGTAGACCAGGCACAACCTACAAAGCTAGTTTACCTGGTGATTCAAGAATTATACCATTTATTTTTTCTAATGATGAACTTGCAGTATTTGCTTTATCTAATAATAGATTAGATGTATTTGATAGTGATGGTGCAAGTGTACAATCAAATATTACAAGTAATTGTAACTGGACGACAGCACAGTTATTTGAATTAAACTATGCACAGTTTGGTGATACTGTATTTATAGTTCATAGAAATAATCCTATAGTAAAAATAGTAAGAGCATCAGCATCTTCATTTAGTGTATCTTTATTTACATTTGAAGAAGATGAAACAGTATCTGTAAGTGGTGCTATTAAAACAACACAACCATTTTTTAAATATGCAGATGCTTCAATATCAGTAACTTTATCAGATAAAACTACTGGAACAGGAAGAACATTAACAGCTAGTTCTGGTTATTTTACAAGTGCATATGTAGGCACATATTTATTAGTAAATAATAAACAAGTAAAAGTAACAGGATTTACAAGTGCTACTGTAGTAACAGTAACTGTTATAGAAGAAGTAGATACAGTAGGACCCCATTTTATTTGGGCAGAACAATTAATATCTTCTATTAAAGGCTTTCCACAAGCAGTTACATTTCATGATAATAGATTATATTTTGGTGGTGTAAGAGATAAACCAGCTTCTGTAATAGCAAGTAAAGTAGGAGAATATTTTAACTTTGACATAGGTAGTGGTGC